CAAAGGGGCGGCGCGCTTTTCACACGCGCCGCCCCCGAACTCACCCAAAGTGGGAAGTCAAAAGACTAAGAGGTTATATATACTGCTGGCTTAAAACACCAACAGCGGACAGCTAATAAAAGCTTCCAACCTTCCAGTCAAAACTATCAGTCCAGGTAGAAACTAGGACCTTTTTCTTGGACAGTTTTCCTAAATATCCACGTCGGGGTTCGAACCCCTTCGAGAATACATCTGGAGAACCACTCGCTAAACCACACAGTAGACGGCCGAATGACCGTTTTCGTATCTGCTTTGAAGAAAAGCTGATTTGTGTAGCTATCCATCCTTCACGCCCGCGAGGGCAGCGAGGTGACGTACGCCGACTATCGAGAAGTCCACAATCTCCAAGAGATTCTGGGACCGGTAGCCGCCACTGTCTGGGGACCTGCTTTCGCAGACCCAACCAGATATTGCGGAAACGCATATCACAACCATAAGGGCCAACACGGCCGGCATAAAGCCGGACCATATTGCAGAGCTGGACGTGGTAAGGAATTCCTTCCTTATCCTCGCCATTTGCACCCTTACAGAAGAACGGACGGACTGACTGGCCTTGAAACCAATCAGTACCGCACGATTCGAAGAAACTCCCTGCCAGGAAGCTCTTCTCACGGTTAGTCTTGAAACCAAGTAACTCAAGACATTCGATCACATCAGCTGCGTAAGCTTGCGGGACAATTAGATCATCCCCAAAGGCTAAAACATCATGATGTAAGTAATCGGGCACAATAGACCGGCAAACCGCTAAAAAGATCAGCGTTTCCAGTTCAAATGTAAACCCATTACCCATGGAGGAAAACTTCTCCAGCTTCACATATTGCTTGTCGATTTTTGTCGAGTCACAACGTGATAGGCTGACGAGGTTAAACCATTCCCATGGCAACAGCTTTCGAACAAGGTTCTTACTGATAGTATCGCTGGCCATCGACAAGTCGATGGTAGCTAAACCGTCATTGTAAGCTCTAGCCGCAAATTCGCGGTTGTTCTCTTGCGTGTCGAGATCGAGCCCATGCCTGTTTAACCGACTTCTAAGCAATTTGCCGATCCCCAACTGAACATAACAGTTCAGCGAGGGTTCAATGCAAATGCCACGGTCGGTCTTAGCAGACTTGGGCACCGTTGTAAAGTTACTGCCTTCGACAATAGTGTAATCGGTGACGCTCTCGCGCCATCTCTCACCCATAATTGCCTTATAATACGGCAGCAGTTCGATAGTAAGATGGATTTCTCCATCATATTTATCAGACTTTACCATTCCCATACCGTTCACTGAGGTTGACGCACCAGGCCCGAACCGAAAGCTTTCGCTAACTCGATCGAGGTCCTTGCGCTCCAATGTCCCAAGTATCTTACCTACCTCCCGTTTAACCGCTAAAAAGCGTTTATCGCGGAATATCAGTTCGATGTTCTCGTTAATTGTTTTACAGTGTGCTTCCGATTCGAAAAAGGAAGCAATTGCTTTGGCCTTACGGTCTATGTTGAGGGGCAAGTTTGGACTTTTCTTGAGACAAGATGATATGAGGTAATCGTCGGCAAATTTGCGCGGCGAATCATATTCATCCGGTCTCATTTCAAGTTTAACATACTCAGCCCACGAGTTAGTCTCTGCAATTAAGCGGATTCCAATACTACGTGGACTATCAACAAGATCACAAAGATCAAGCAAAAGGTTTCGTTCAGACGCGAGGTCCGACGACATGTTATGTTTGACAACAGACATGTTAAAGCTCCTAAAAGTTTAATGAAGATTTCTTTCATTATAACCACCCAATTAAAAGGGTGGTTCTAAATTCCCAACGAGTGTAGTAACAACTACATCGCCCAACAGATCACGAACTTTTGCCAATAAATCGGCTCGGTTAGTGCTAGTTAAGGCGCTCGGAATGGTGAATTTACACTCAAAGATAGCCGCGTCGGTAACAACGTACTTCCCGTCAACCAATGCCTCGAAAGGCATATCGAAACGAGCAGTAACGTGGTCCGTCTGTCTACTCTTCGAAGAAGGATTCAGCCCTAGGGTGATCTTCTCTGAAGCAACCGCAGATTCAGAATCTCGATT